GATTATTTTCTTTAACCCTGGCGCCCTAGTTAAACAACCAACATTTTTACCATCTGGCGTGGCTTCAGCGAATAAATTAATAAGCCTATTCGCCGAAGCGTTTGGACTGCGTAATTCGCTAGATTGTCCTAAAATTGGGGTTTTCATCTATTTCGTAATGAAAATTTAACTGAAACTTGTTCTTCGTCAAATTGTTTTAGACTTTCCAATAATGCTGTTGCTTCTGCTGCTAAGTTTGAGTCAATTTTACCCAAATAAATTCTTTGTAATTTTAAAGCTAATTGATAAACAATGGCCATATACCATTCTTGTGGAAAATCTGGATTATTGCCTAATATGGTAAAGTCCTCTAAGGGTCTTTGAAATGTCAATTTTAAGGTAGTATTATTACTTGTTCCTGTTGGCCATACGTATAAAACACCGTTTGCTAGTTGAGGGTCATAATACACCTTTAATGCTGGTGCTTGCGTGTTTTTAATAGGCAAACTCATATATTCATCACGGCTTATAACCTCAACTTCAATCTCTAAACCAGAATTATCTCTTCTTCTTGCTCTTTTTAACCTTAAAGGTCGTGGTGTATCTACATTTAAACCAGATCCTACAGTATATGACTCAGTTCCAGGGGTTAATGTGTGCGTAACATCTTTTATTATCCAAAGATTAGCTGAAATAGCTAAATGCTTAGTTAGCATATTCAGAAAATGTAATGATAAAGATGATTGTTCATTTGAAGTTACTTCACCTTCTGCAATTACACCAATTAGTAAATGTGAATCATTTATTATTTGTTCTGCTGTTATGCTAAAATTAGTATTACCGGATGTACTCATAAATCACCTTGGTCTATAGGTTCTAAATATAAAAACATAGTAATACTTTTAATTTTACCATTATAGTTTTCAGTTGGTGTTAAAATTAATGTGTCTAAAATTGATACTGCTGTGAATATAATACTTGTTTCTGAACTAAATAACGAATTATTTATTTTTCCATTTTCAGTAGAATTTAAAAAAGAAAAACTTAATTCACCTGTATCACCACTTTCGATTACTACTTGAATTAAATATTTAATACCAATAGTAATATCAGTTATATTTCTTCCTATTGATACAGTATTACTTACATGATTAAAAGTGTAACTTTCAGAATCATGTGTCCAGCCATCACCTACAATCCATGAATCATTAGTAGAGCAATCATCACTAATAATAGGTACAAAAGTTTCTTTTCTTATTTTATTAGCTACTACTCTGTCGCTTTTACCTCTTAATGATTCTTGTGGATGTCTTATTTCAAGATCATTCTTACAGACTAAAGCGTTATCCCATCGCCGGTAAATGTTTGAAGCTCTAAAAACAGCGCCACATTCATCACAAACAACATAGTTATTGCCTGGTTGATAAAATATCCCATTATAAGGAGATGTTTCGCCCATTAGTATGTGAAAGGATGTGCAACAGTTAATTGTATTTCTGCCGTATCAGTATAGCTATTTATTAATAGGCGGATTGCTCGCATACCTACTGAAGCAGTTCCTGTTACATCGGCTGTTTTGCCAGAAAAAGCAGAAATTGCGTTCCAATCTACTGTTTCGCCAAACTGTACATTTGAGATTGTTTCTTCCACTGTGTAATTTATCGTACCGGTAACATCTACGGCAAGACTTGCACCCACCCACGCCATTCTATCAAGCATTATAGTTTGGCTGCAAACCTCGTCAACCCATCCAATGTCCATCGTGTCGGCTCCAATGGTAGCTGAAGGGGTGACAGACGTTAGGGTTAGGTAATAACCAGTAGATTCAACAGTAGCGCCGTTATTTGGCCCGGTTACTGATTCAGTTTGCGCTTTACCGTTTGGGTCTGTACCTAGTAGCACAAAAGTCTTACCGGTATGATCTGTGCTTGAATCATTCCTTATGCTTACTTGGTGTGCAAGTCCATCACCGGAAGAAGTTGCTGTTAAGACAAAATCAACTCCGGTAGCATTACTTCTAAAGCCTGTTAAACTTGCATTAGCTGGGTCAATATCAAACATTTTAGGACGCATAATTAGTTCTCCTTAATAGGAGTTGATTTTTTTGTAACTTTATGACAATGTTTTTTCACTAACATTAAGCCACATTTAGGGCATTTAATACATTCATCATCGAAATGACCACATACACATTTATATTCCGCCATATTATCTCCAAAAAATGGGCCACCGAAATGGCCCATTCATGTTTATGAAGCTACTGCAATACCAGCTGTAGCGTAAGTTGGTACAGGGCCAGCGATCAATACACCAGTGGTCGTTGACAGTTTAGTGTTGTTAATAGAAGTGCAATTTTTAATCAATACTTGTCCGACTGTTTGTGAAGCACCAAAAGCTACACACTGAGCCGGTACTGCTGCCGCAAGTACAGAATTAACAAAAGTGCAATCTTCAAACATCATCAATCTTTCAACATCAGTTGCATTCGCGCCGTAAACGTGTCTACCATTTACATGACCTGCATTTTTCCAAAAATTGCAGCCAATAAATGATACATCACGCGCCACAAGTCCTGCGCCTGCTGTTGCTTTAGTCACCAGTACCCCTGGTCGAATCGTTGTACCAGTCTGGAAATTAGCAAGACTACCAATAGTACAATTTACTATTTGTGCAGAATCACCGTTCATAACCATTTCTGCCGCACCAGTAGTTGACAAAAGGCTTTCCTTGTAAATTTCGCAAAAACTCATTGACATATATTCGCCACCATCCAAAAAGGTGTAAAGATCAGTACCTAATGTATCTGAATTGACGAATTTTATGTTGCTATAACTATTTCTTACGCCTGTATTAAGTACAGTCCCAAGATTAGTTGCAGCAGTAGTTACACCAAGTGCTATCTTGGCATTTTGTCCATATTTGCGTAGAGTACCGTCCATACCTACAAAATGGACTCTATTTTTTGATACAGTCAACATTTCGGTAAGCGTATGCGTAGTATTGCCAACTAATACTATCACGTCATCTTTATTAGTTGTGGCCAGACTGTACGCTTTTTCAACTGTTTTAAATGGTCTTTCCGCGCTATTTGATTTTACGCTTCTGCCGTCGTCACCATTGCCGTAATCAACAAACAAAAACTTGCCAGGAGAAGCTGGAATACCACCACCACCAAGAACGGGAATGCCAAAACTAGAAATACCATTAGGAAAATTTGTAAGACTCATAAATCCACCTCCAAGTGGAAGCAGGGGTGGATCGCTCCACCCCCAGATTTTTAATTGTTAAGCTCCAGGACTTCCATAGATGCCACGCCAATCACCCCAGCCAAAACCTTTTCTGACTGAGCCTTTCATTTTGGCGTTTTCCGTGTCGAAATCATTATCTTTCGCAAATTCAACAGCCCGTCTATTCTGGCAAATCAAACCTTCTGGAACATTAGTTTTGATAAACCATGCGTCAGAATCACTCAAATAATGGTTTACTGCGACACCATCTGGCAACATGCCCATTGTTCTGAGTGCGTTAATGTCATTATTTGCAGTTCCGGCACCTTGAATAGATTGCAAGATACGTGTTGCTTCAAATGTCAACTGCGGAGGGATAATCAATTTCTTGCCAATTAAAGAAATTTTCAATCCTTTTGAATCTACCGCCAACATAATCTGAATAAGCATATCTTCAATTGACGCTTCAGACATATCAGCAGCAACAGCTAGAGTATTGCTCTGATTACCTGAAGCCTCAGGATGTGAAGCAGTACAAAGTACAACACCATCACCGCCAGTATATCCAGAGGTATACGCTCGGTTGATTATGTTTGCCCCTACGTTTTCCTCGGTTTGTCTGATTGAAAATGCAATATAACGTGCGATACGTGTTGCAATTGGTTCATATTGACCATCTTCAATTGCTTCGCGTGTTACAATACCACCAATTGCGTAAGTGATGTTTGTAATACGAGATATGTACCCTTGTTTTGCATCTTCAAACTGAATTGAATGACCTTGAGTTTTCAAAGGTGCAAGTCCAAGACCAACGTATTGGACTCTTTCTTCATAAGCTTTGTCAGACGTTTCAATGTCATATATTTCGGGATATTCTACTTTGTGCTCGTCGTAATTATGACCAAAATGCGCTTTAACACCAGGCCAAAGGTCTTTTGGATGTGATCCAGTTGTCATTACCATAATAACACCTCTTTATGAAGCAGTAACGCCAAGGATTCTACCTGTGGAGTTATTGTTTGTGTTGATAAGAACTTCATATATTGCATTTGCAGCCAGTGTATTATCT